CTTCACAACTTGTACTCATCTGTGATGTTCGCTCGCTCGTTTCACTCGCTCTCTCACTAAGGATGTCGGTGTCAAAGCCGTTGGTCTGGGACAGAGTTGACCTCAAGTGAGGCCCAGGTCACACCGTCACAGACTCAGATCCAGCCATCACGGAGTCAACCGATTACAGACTTGTAGACCGAAGGAACTTGATTTCGTGACAGCCCGTCGGTACCTTGTATGAAACTTCGAGAGGACTGCCCGACGTGACTAAGCTGCCGGACAACGAGACCCTGAGACGTTATTTCCGTGAAGGTCTGACCGATAAGGAAATTGCCCAGGCTTTCGGCTGCTCGGTCCAGGCGGTCAATATGCGGTTTACGCAAATCGGACTTGAGCGAAAGCCATTCGCTAATGTGGCTGCCGCCATTCTTGAGGCTGCTTGGCCACGGGATGAATTCGATCGGAGTAAGTTCAGCCGCTTCAACCGCGCACGGGACCTCTCGACGTTTATACGGGGTCGTCTCGGGGATCCAACGCTGACGGAAAAGCAGCTTCAACGGGCTGATCGCTTCACGGCTCACCTTGAGCGGAACGCGCTCATCCTGACGCTTGACTGGAGCCAAGAGAACCCGTGGGTGTTCGTATCCAGGGAGCCGTCAGATGGCCGGCTAGTCATCCGCTGGCCCGAGGGTCGAGAGCTGCCCAAGGGTCCCCACCTGGAGGCGATCTCGCTCCCTCCCGCTCCGACTGAGCCCGAGAGTGACACGGGGATAGATGCCTGATCTCACTCTAAACCGGACATTCTAGAGCCTTCCACGGAACCCCGTGGGGGGCTCTCTGCGTTTCCTTTGCCATCTCTTTACCTTAGTTACTACAACCAATTGGGGAGTTCACTTCCTGAAAAGTCGAGTATTGCTGTCACGCGATCAAGCTGTATTGTGAAAGCAGGGGGAAGGTCCTCTTCCACTTACGGATCTGTGACTCGGTCGGTGAACAGATGAACATAACGCGCACGTGGCTGGGTGAGATTTCTCGGGGGCAGGCGGACAGAACGGCCCGTCAACACACCTGGGATGCTCAGACAGTTGAGGTGCGAGCGGACTACGACACCTTGGGGGTGCTGGTCCTCTACACACAGGGAGTGGTGGGCGACTGGGTGGACCTGGTCATCTCGGACCTGTCCCTTGACTCACTCACCGGACCTCGGATTCACGCCCTGGAACGTGAACTTGGGGCTCGTGTCTCCGCGTTGGAGATCGCACGGACCACTTATGGCCGTGGCCACGCCGAGATCCCCGGCAGCAGCGCGTTCACCGTCATCAGACTGAGCAACCTAGGAGGCATTGCGCATTGAGTGTTGAGAATCAGCCGCGGTCGGTCTCGCAGACAGAGCAGTACCTCAGCAAGTGTGCATGGCAGTACTACCTCCAGCGCGTAGAGCGCGTGCAGCCCAGACCGGCCGCGTGGAGCTTCCATGGGACGGCCTTCCACTCCGCCGCAGAGGCATGGGAGAGGTCGTCTCGTACGTTGGAGGCCGATGAGGTCACGGACCTCTTCCACGAGCAGTACACGGACATGGTGAACGAGGCCCTGGAGCGGGAGCCCAACACGGACGTGTGGCTGTCCGCAGGCCGCTACACGGGCGGTGAGGACATCGAACGCCGCTACATCCTGGGGATGGAGCAGACGGCGGCCTACGTCGAGTGGAGCAAGGCCAACAAGCCCGCCCTCTGGACGGAGCCGAACACCGGAGCGCCGGCACTTGAGTTGTCCTTCATGGTCGAGCTGGGCGGCATCAAGGTGCGCGGCTTCATCGACCAGGCCCTCGAAGAGGATGAGGGCAAGGTCAGGATCAGGGACCTGAAGACCGGGACCATGAAGTCGAAGTTCCAGCTCCAGACGTACGCCGTGGCGGCGCGTCAGCAGTGGGGCGTAGAGGTCGACTTGGCTGACTGGTACCTCGCCAAGACCGGCAAGCTCTCCCGACCGGTGAAGGTGGACCAGGTGAGCGAGGACGAGATCGGCCAGAGGTTCGCGGACATGGATGCCGGCGTGAAGCGCGGGGACTTCCCGGCGAGCCCCGGCTTCGATTGCAACTTCTGTGATGTATCGCACGGGTGCATATTTTTTTCATCCAAAACTTGAATCCGTGACGAAGGTGATCTAGCTTGGGATTAGAGGAAAGGAAAGAATATTTACAGCCTTGCGCAATCAGTGTTGGTCAAGGGAGCGGCAGGGGAGCCGCTCCCTTCGCCGTTCAAGGGCCTGGCCAGTCATGAAGTCGAGTTCCGGCGTGGTGAGTTCTCGCTCATCGCCGCCGGCCCCGGCACAGGCAAGTCTCTGTTCGCCCTGAACCTGGCGCTGTTCGGTGGCATCCCGGTCATGTACTTCAGTGCGGACTCCAACGCTGCAACCCAACTCACCCGAGCCACGGCCATCCTGACGGGCGACAACGTGCGGGATGTGAAGCGGAAGCTCCTAGCCGACGAGTTCGACGAGTACATGGGGTACCTGAACAAGCGTTGGTGGATTCGGTTCGACTACGACGCCAGGCCCACCCTGAAGGACATCGAATCGAGGCTCAGGGCCTACTTCGAGGTCTTCGGGATGTTCCCCCACCTCATCGTGGTGGACAACATCACGAACGTGGCGGGGGATAACCCGGCCGGTGACGCCGAGAGCTTCACGTTCGGCCTGGAAGCCATGTGTGAGTACATGTCAGAAATGGCCCGCTACACGGGCGCTCATGTGCTCTCGCTCCACCATGTCACGGGGGAGCACAGTGACGGCCTTAACCCCATCCCGCTCAGTGGCGTGAAGGGCAAGATCGGCCGAGTCCCGAACGTCATCCTGACGCTCTTCAAGGAGATCGACGGCATGGACGGGCGCATCATTCACGCCTCTCCCGTCAAGAACCGCGAGGGCTTCGAGGACTCCAGCGGGCAGACGTACAGCTCGTACGAGTTCAACTCAACGAACATGCGGCTCACGGACATCGCCAACACCCTGTAAGTGAGATAGGCCACAGCCCAGATGGATCTTAAAACTTGAATCCGTGACGAGGTCGGCCTATATTGGAAATAGGAAAGGGGCGGGGAAATGAACGGAAGAACTTGCGGGTACAGCCTTCAGAGGGAAATCGTGGATGTCCTTCTGGATGAGAACCCCGAAATCTCAGGCAATGAGATTCGAAATGCTGGTGGGGGTGTTGTCGCTCTCGTCCTCTCGGTCGAGAAGCCGAAGCGAATGCGTCTCTACCGTCTGGCCAAGGAACTGAAGTTCCACTCTCGTCACAGTGCCGCTCAGGTGGTTGCAGTGACGATGCCTACGGCAGGCGGGCCGGCATGGGAAGTTCTGCCCCTCTCGTACCTCCAGGCGCTTGCCGACGAGGCAGCAGACCTCAAGAGCCAGCACAGGCTTGAGGCGGCCCTGAGGGCCAGTGCCCGCTAAGCCCCGAGCCGGATACCGGCAGTGCTCAAAGTGCGAGAAGAACAGGGCCGTTCGGTTCTTCACCCCCCAGGGGCGGGTGTGCTCGACCTGTAGGAAGAAAACCCGCAGGGCTTCGTCACACGAAGCGCGGGTGACCAACACCTACGGCCTAGAGCCTGGCGAGTTTCAGGCCCTCATGGACTACCAAGGCGGCGTGTGCGCCATCTGCGGACAGCCAAGGCGTTACCGGCTCGACGTGGACCACGACCACAAAACCGGCCTGGTCCGAGGACTCACCTGCCGACTGTGCAACCGGCGAATTCTGCCGGGCGCAAAGGACAACCCCGAAACGCTGCGATCCGCAGCTGACTACCTAGACGACCCGCCTGCGGTCCGCTTCCTTGGACCGCGCTTTCACGTGGACACGCGAGGAGTTATCGATGAGTGAGGCACCCATGAAGCTCGACTACCGCAAGTGGCGGGGCGAGAAGGAATTCTTGGGCTCTGTGTATCGGCAGTACAACTTCCCCGTTCACGTGAGGCGGATCGGTGACCCGGCCCCGCAGCTCGGTAAGTAAGCCTCCGATCGCTGCGGTTCTAAAGCACTACTACTCAATAGACGTAAAAGAGCGGGCAGGGTGGTCAAAGACACTCTGCCCGCTTCACGTTGAAGAGAACCCCAGCGCCTCGGTCAGTACCGAGAAAGACCGATGGAACTGTTTCGTCTGTCAGGTCTCTGAGGACTCGATAGACGTTGTGATGCGAGAGGAAAAACTTGGCTTCCGAGAAGCCCAGGCATGGGCACATGCCCGGTTCGGTGGAAGCGGCGAAAACGTACTTCCAGCAGTTCAAGGGGAGCCCGGCCGAGGAGTACATCAAGGCTCGCGGCCTGGCGGACGTAGCCGAAAGGTTCACCCTCGGGTACGTCGGTTCGGCGCAGACTGGTCATGAGCAGTATTCGAGAAGCCTGGTGGTCCCGTATCTGCGCCCTGCGGGTGGGCCTCATGCAGTAGCGACTCTTCGCTTCCGCTGCATAGCCGACAAGTGCGTACGGGACGAGGCCGGCAACTACCTGGCGCCCTCCCGCAAGGAGAACCACCGCGGGCATGGAAAGTACCTGTCGCTTCCCGGTGACATGCCACGGCTGTTCAACACCCGCTCCCTGATTGTCAGTTCCCCGTTCATCGTCCTCACTGAGGGCGAGTTCGATGCGATGGCGTGGGAGTCGGTTGGGGCGCCGGCCGTCGCTTACCAGGGCACAGGGAATTGGCGCGACCACTTCATCCCCACACTGCTCGGATTCGGGACGGTCTACATCATCGCTGACGGAGACGATCCCGGTATTGCAGCCGCCGAGAAGCTAGCCGCTCAACTGCCGAATGCCAAGGTCATCATCCTTGGCGATGGCCACGATTCAAATTCTTACCTTCACGAGTTCGGGGCTGCTGCCCTGCGAGAAAGGATCGGCCTTCAGTGACGTCGATTTGGGAGCCCGGTACACGAGTCCGGGTTAGGGCATCTGTCGGAGACGCAACGGCCGGGATGGTCGGCGTGGTTGAGCGAGTCGACTACGCCCAGCGCGAGGCCGCAACTTCCGTGGTGCTGGACATTGCCGAGGGCGTGACCTCCGGTATCGGCGCCTTCTTCTACGACAACGAGCTGGAGGCGGAGTGACTTACAAGATCGGTGACGAGGTCATCATCGCGGCCCCTTCTACTAAGTGGGCTCAGCAGTTCAAGGGCGAGCGCGGAACCGTCGTGGACATCGTTGACGGGGAGCCGTACGGATTCAACGTGAAGCTGGAGCAATGGTCACTTGGCTTCGCGGAATCCGAGTTGGTGGCTGCTGACCTCGTAGATGTGCTGGACGAGATCAGCGAAGCCCTCTGGGTCAAGGCGATGGAGCCGCCCGTTGAGGACGAGGTGAATCACCCCTCGCACTACAAGTGGCTCCCCAATGGTCTCGAAGTCATCGACATCACTGAGCACTTGAGCAACAACCTGGGCAACGTCGTGAAGTACGTCCTTCGCTCCAGCCACAAGCACGACGAGCCGCTTACGGACCTGCGTAAGGCCGCTTGGTACATCGAGCGCGAGATCAAGCGTCTGGAGAGTGTGTGAAGCGTGTTGTAGTTGTCTCCGACGTCCAGGCGCCCTACGAGGACAAGCGGGCACTGAAGAACGTCATCCAGTTCATCGGGGAGTACCAGCCCGACGAGGTCATTCAGATCGGTGACCTCGTGGACTACCCAGCTCCGTCCCGCTGGTCAGCAGGGACCAGGGCTGAGTTCGAGGGCAACGTCATCCGGGACTCTGAGTACACCAAGGCGAACTTCCTTGAGCCTCTGCGGGCCGTATACAGCGGCCCCCTAGGAGTCCTGGAAGGAAATCACGACGAGCGCCCTCAGAAGTACCTCGCCAGTCGGGCGCCGGCCCTCGCCGCGGAAGACACTTACTACCGCTTTGAGAACCTGCTCGACTTCGCGGCCTACGACGTTCAGAAGCTCACGCCCTACTACGACTTCGCGCCCGGTTGGGTGGCGATCCACGGGCACGAGAGCCCCGGCATGAACCAGGTACCCGGAGCCACGGCTCGACTCAAGGCAGTGAAGGCCGGCACAAGCGTGGTCATGGGCCACACACACCGACTCGCGGTCTCGCCCCACACCACGGGCCACAACGGCAAGTTGAAGACGATCTATGGCTTCGAGGTCGGTCACCTCATGGACGTCCGTAAGGCGGGCTACTTGAAGAACGGCCCGGCCAACTGGCAGAAGGGCTTCGGCCTGTTCTACGTCGGCAAGTACAACGCCGTGCCCCACGCGATCCCGGTCGAGGATGACGGCTCGTTCGTGGTCGAGGGCCAGCGATTCGGAAAGATCAAGCGAGGGCCAAAGGGCCACTTCGCGCAGAAGGAAGTGCGATGACGGAAATCGACTGGGAGGCCCTTGAGCCCCTGGCCGAGAAGGTTGCTCGTGAGATCGCTGGTAAGTGGCAGATCGTTGAGGTCGACGATGTGAAGCAAGAGATCCTGCTTCACGCCTACTCGGAGAAGCACCTGATCGCCCAGTACCAGGGCAACACGGAAATCCTCCGGAAGGTCTTTTGGAACGCCGGGCGGCGGTATGCCGCGAAGGAGCGGGCCTACCTCGATCTCATGGACGATCAGTATTTCTACACCCCGGATGAAGTCCGGGGAGTCATGCGGTCGTTCATCTACACCGATGCCGAGGTGTCCGAGCAGATCGGTAAGAAGGACGACCTGACGCGCTGCGTCATCACCGACAACATCCTCTCTGCCCGACTGGACGCCGAGAAGGGCATCAAGCGTCTGAATCGGGATTACCAAGAGGTAATCATGCGGCTGTTCGTCTACGGGCTGACTCCTGATAGCGAGACCGACCGCAAGCGCGGATACCGGGCCATCGACGCCCTCACTGCGGAAATGAACCGAAACATACGGACAGGGCGGTAATCATGCTCACCACTCTCAAGACCTACGCCGCCGAAGACCGCAAGGTCAGCGTCATCTTCTCCTACGAGGAGAAGGAAGGTGCCGGCTCCACGCTGAGCATTTTCGGAGACGGGGATGCGGTCACCGTCGACCTCGCTCCCGAGGACACGGCGGCCCTGGGCGCCATGCTCACTACCGCCTCATACGTCACGTCCCCTTCCCACTTCTGATCCGGAGATGACTGCCTGAATGACTGACTGGAAGACACCCACCGCAAAGACCGTCTATGAGCGCACGTACCGGCGTGAGAAGCCGAACGGTGAGCTGGAGACATGGCCCGAGACTGTACGGCGGGTGGTTGACGGGAACCTGGCCCTGGTCCCCGAGAGGTACATCGAAGAGGGCGAGCGTGAGCGCCTGGTCGAGCTGATAGAGAGCTGGGCAGTGATGCCCGCGGGCCGTCACCTCAAAAGCTCGGGGGTGAACGACTACGCCCTGAACAACTGTTGGGCCGCTGGCTGGGAGGCTGACCAGCCTGAAGAGCACTTCACCTTCACCCTGTTGAGGCTTGCAGAAGGGGGAGGCGTCGGCTCCAACTACAGCAACAGCTACCTTGCCGAGTTTCCGCCCGTCGTGAGTCCGGTGAAGGTTCACATCGTCTGCGACCCTTCCCACGCTGACTATCTGGACATGGTGGAAGCCGGACTCATCTCCACTGAGTACGCCTACACGTGGGCCGGCGCCTACGGCGTCGAGGACTCGCGAGAGGGCTGGGCCGAGG